ATTGTAGGATATGTGGCATTACACCTTTGGCGTAATCTGGATCATTGTCCACATACTTTTCCAGCAGATTGTGTACTGCTGTGCCGCGGGTAGAGGCCGTTCTACTTATTCGATTGGCCTCTTCCGCACCGACTCTTTTTCTCCATTCTGCAATAGAATCGCGAGAAAGTAAAGACAGAACCGTAGTGATACTCGGATACTCTTTACCATTAGGGGAAATATATTTCCTACCTGTGGATTTTGTTTCACACTTTAGGTCTTCGTATCCTAAATCAACTGGTTCATGTATAAACATCTTATTTCTTTACTCCTGCAAATTTATTGCATACTTTATTTAGTCTTCCCGATTTCATAAATTTGTGAAATCTTTTCCATATTTTTTTCATAGCTTTCCTGTTTCTACTAACTCCTTGGTCATCAAGAAGTCTCTAACTAGCCCACTACGAACAATATCTTCCCAACCGAAATCAATTCGGTCAAAGTATTTCATTGCATCTAATATTTTTAAAAATTCACCAATTCCGTTTTTATCATTATTATGCCTAAAATCTGATTGGTAATAATCTCCTGATACTATCATCTTTGTATTATCACCAAGCCTTGTAATGACTGAGCATAATTCATGATAGTTACAGTTTTGAGCTTCATCAATTATTACAATAGCATTCTTAATGGTTAAACCTCGTATAAACGAAGTTGTTAAGAACTCTATATTTTTACTTTGTGTCAACTTATCCCATGCGCCCTTATCATCAAACAAATCATTAATGATTGCTCTATAAGGTGCTGTATATGCATCTTCTTTTTCTTCCATAGTACCTGGCAAGAATCCCATATCTCTTGTGGGAACCGCACTACGAACTACAATTAGTTTTTCGTATGGTGTATCCTTATCCATTACCTGTTCCAAGGCCAAATAAGAACCTATGAATGTTTTACCCGTTCCGGCACAGCCAGTTAATACAAGGTTTGATCCTTCTTTGTATTTAGCAAATGCCGTTGCTTGATTAGCAGTGAGTGGTTCTAGTTTTACTAAGTGTTCAAGCCTTAGTTTACTTGGTTTTTGTTGACTCATTATTTTTCTCTAATATTGTCCCTGAGGCTAGGGGGTAAACCCCTTTTCATTTTTTGTTGAACTTCTTTCCATCCATCATCTGTCTTAGATACAACACTGCCTGTTCCAGCAATGGTAGAGGGAGCTTTTAACATCACTCGTTTTAGATGGGGATTATTTTTAATAAATTCATCATAATCGGCAAGGCGCATAGAATATTCTTTAACCTCTCCAGTTTCGATGTTTTCAAAATCATACAGCATTAATAAACCACTCCGGTATTTTTCTATTTGTCCAGGCCATTTTAAACCTAGCTTCTTTAGTTTTGTAAAATAATTGGTATGACTTTACAGCATCGGTTCCACCTAAACCATGAACAACGCATTCTGGATTTGATTTCATTGCTAGTTTAAATGGAGTCATACCACCATTTCTGTTGATATTAGTTGGAAGGGATTTTAGTATCTTTCTCAATTTAGTATCAGTTGAATGTATTTTACCATACCTATATTTATACTCGTCGCACAGAGCAATGAAATGCTCATAGTGCCAAGAATAATTACAGCAACTTTCTCTTGACCATACTGTGCATGGGTGATTGAAGTGCACTGCTTTGTATAATATATCCTCTCTATCATCAGGCAATTGGTAATACTTTACCTTTGTCTTGCCAGATTTAGAGGGCTTTCTTAATTCTGTTCCGTCTAGCATTCGGTGAACAGTTGATAGCATCTGTGCAGATTCTACAATCATTTTAACTACGTGTTTATCACACTGTAATTGTGCTGCGATTATTGGATCATTATCTAGTACAAATATATTCATAATATGTATTATATCACATTAAGCAAGGATTGTAAACCCCTAATTTAAAAAACTAGGGGTTTACTGATTTCTTTAACCTCCAGCGGCCTGCATATATTTTATTGTTTCGGTAATATAATCTACCTTTCTTTGCATTTTATAGGCAAGGACATCTTTGCCCTTCTTCAATAGTTTTCTACGATAGTTCACAGTCTCATTACGATCTCTTTTTAAGCGTTCAATTTCTTGACAATTCATAAATGCGTTCCTTATGTTAGTTATGAGCTTTATTACTATCATAATATATCCTACTTCACTATTAAACCGGGAAATGCATCCTGGCATAGTGGTTTGGTGATGCCTACGTATTTCATTTTCTTGTCTTTCGCTTTACATAGCATTTCAGCTTCACCTGCAGATACACTCTGCAATAGCTGAAGAAACTTGTTTTGTCTTTCAAAATTCTTAATTTGATTAGACCATTTGGTTTTAAAGAAGTACCTAAAATCATCATAGTGTGCTTCTAATGTAGTTTTACCTTTCTTATCAAGCTCTACATCTGGTAGGCCTTCTGGTAAAATACATTGTACTGCATCATCAAAATTCATTCTAATGATGTCCTTTAATAAGCCACTTTCATGCGCTTGCAAGTTGGCAATTCTTTCTTCTCTAGTTTTGAGCCTAGATGTCTCTCTTAATACTTTAATTACTGGTTTATCCATTGTAAAATTCCTCCGTTACATCAATCAAATGATTGCATCTTTTTTTAATTAAATAATTCAAAACCTTCATCTTCATTGGAACTTTCTGTTCTTCGTAAGTTGTTAGGATTTGCCCTTTTAGTTCCTCAGGAACTTCAGTCAAATCAATTAACTTTTTATTCCTTTGGTAATTTCTAAAAATTTCTTGTGGCATTACTTCTCTTAAATTATCAGAGTTGGTAATCCATTCATCAATTCTGGTCTGCCTGAGTGGCGTCTGTTTGGCGTCTGTAACAAAGGTATCATCTGCGGACAGTATATTCGGGACGCCGTCTCCAGCGTCGCCACGCATAATATGATTCCACATATATGTAAGTGGGTTTTTGTCTGCAACCATTTTCTTTTGAATTGGAGAAAACTGTTTAACATTTTTATACCTCTGTAGTTGAATAAAATCTTTATCAGAAGATACAATCATTACAGGCTCGTGTTGGCCAAATTCTTGTGTTTGTAGAGCAAGAGTACCAATAATATCATCAGCTTCACAAGTATCAATTTGAATAACTTTGTAAGGCAGATTTTGTTGAATCTCTTCTCTAACCATTGTTAAGATACGGAAAATTTCAGGCCAATCTTGATCACTATTATTATCTCTGTTCTTTTTACGATTCGCCTTATAGTGTGGATATAACTCTTTACGCCAGCTGTTCCCACTATCAACACATATAACCATCTGGCCATATTCGTCTCTATATCGTTTATTGTACATACGAATGCTGTTGAGTATCATATGTCGAATCATGTTTTCTTCATTCAATTTCTGAATGAAAATATTGCTGAGTGCAATTTGACTATAATCAAGTAATATCATTATCTGTTTCCATTTTTTTCCTAGCTTCAAGTGTTTTCAATTTTATATAGAGCGAATCCATATCTTTTTGTAATTCATGTTCTAAACCAAGAAACCTCACAAATGTAGCATGAAGTAAGTTTACGATTACATGCATATCTCTAGCTTCACCGAATTTTTCTTCCCTCATGTTAAATCCTTGTAACCAGCCAATATCATCTTCTTGTGATAATGCTGCCACTTCTTCTTCAACACAAGCTACAAGATGTTGTGCAGTTTGAATACAACCATCTAGTAGATCATTCAGTAGTTCGTCTTGATCAAGAGGTCTTTCGATCTCTTTCCCTGTTGCAAAGTCTATTAATTTTCCCATAATAGGTATATTATAACACACTTTTAGGCATTTGTAAACCCCTATTTTAAATTTTTTATTGCGTTTCCACCAAGCTTAATCTGTATGATACCGTTATAATAATCATCGGTTAATAACACTTCTCGATCAAACTGTTCCTTAGCTTCCATATAAGCACATTCTCCGCGTGTTTTACACAGGTGCAGTATGTCTCTATGGAACGTGTCTACGCCCATTTTCTCTACATCTTCTACCAAATGTTTATTTGACCCATAGTAATTCTTCCAGTCGCTTTCAATCAAAAGCTTCTTTCTTCTCTTGCGAGTCTTGGTTATTGGTAGTGTCTTTTTGAACCAAAAGAACTTCTTCCCCACGTACTTCTGACCCGTGGCTCGGTTCGTTATCAGATAAACAAAACCATATAGTTCTTTGGGATCTTGCCCTTCTGGCAAGTCGTACTCTCTGCCTTGATAATGCCATGTCATACTCTTATTTATTCATCAAAATCTAGTTCGCCGAATCTATCATCAGATTCCTGTTGTTCACCGCAATGAGGGCAATGTATTCTTTCAGGCACATCACCTTCAAAAATAATTTCACAGGATGAAAAACAGCCTTCACATTCCAGTTGATAAGTGAACATTTATTCTCCTAACTTATTTTTTGTTTTAACTGTTCGTACCCGCCAATTTTTTCCCCATTTAAAATGATCTGAGGGAATGTTCTTGCAGTTGGGAATTTTTCTATCATTTCTTCTCTTGTAAAATCTGACCCAAGTTGTTTATATTCAAATTTTACCTCTTTCTGTGTACATAACACTTTGGCCATATCACAAAAAGGACATTGTTCTTTTCCATATATTTCTGCTATCAATTTACTACTCCATTAATTAACCAAAACGAAAACAACATTCCTGCAAAGACTAATCCTTGAATAACTGTTGCCCAAACAATTTGTCGCATTGGGTGTATATCTGATAATTTTTCCACCATTGATTCATTTGGTGATAAATTAACTATTTGTAATGCCTTCTTTTGGGCTTCAGGCTTTGTGAACCAAGGTATATAAATCATAAACTTAATCCTGATAATGTGTTCTCATCAACATCTTTCTTTACTCCACCAGTAACATAAGAAGTGATTTCGGTTTCTTGTGGTGCGACTTGTACATCACCACCACCAATCCACTTTTGTGTCCAAGGTAAAGGGTTTGCTTGAGGGACAGTATATGGGCAATGAAGGCCTAAAGCTCTCATTCTTTTACAACCAATCCACTCAATATATTCTTCCAATATTGCCTGGTTTAGGCCGATCATCGAGCCATCTTTAAATAGGTATCGGGCCCATTCTTTCTCTTGCTCGATAACTTGAGTGAATAATTTAATTACTTCTGGTTCCATTTTCTTTGCAATCTTTACAAAGTCCTTATCTTCCTGAAGCATTTTCTTAATAATAGTAGTAGTGCCAGCAAGGTGTGTATTTTCATCACGTGCAATAAATTTAATAATCTTTGCATTACCTTCCATTTTCTTTAGTTCGGCAAATGCCCAACTACAAGCAAATGATACATAGAATCTAATACCTTCAAGTGCATTGGCACTCATCATACACATATATAGAGATGTTTTATGGTCCATTCTATTAGTAGCACTATTATTACAATCAATTAAATCATCATAATATTTTGCAATATCATTACCACAATCTAGGATTTCTTTTACATCTAGCATACCATCAAATACAGTAGAAGGGTCAGCGTAAATATTCCTAATGATATGAGTATAAGATCTACTATGAATAGTCTCGAAGAAACTCCAAGTTTCGATCCAGTTTTCAAGCTCTGGTAAACTTGCAATAGGTAAGAATGCCAGATTGGGAGCTCTGCCTTGAACCGAATCCAGTAGTATTTGCCTCTTGAGATTAGAAGTGAAAATGTGCTTTTCATGATCTGTTAATCCGTTAAAGTCCTTTTTATCTTTTGAAATATCTACCTCTTCGGGCCTCCAAAAGAATCCTAATTGTTTCTCTGTGATTTTTTCAATTTGTGGATATTTTACTTCATCAAATCTCTGAATATCTACTGATTCATCTAAGAATAGATTTTTATTCATATGAGATTTTTTATTCTTCTTCAATACTGCCATTCACTTTTCCTTTTTTTCTAAATCGTTTATTATAACCTTTTTTAATACTTTTAGTGACGCCTGGTTTTGTTAAATAACAATACCATCTACGAGCATCAGTTAAAGCATCCCATTCTGCTCCACCTTTTAAAGGTATTCTTTCTTTTTTCATATCTTACAACTATCGCAGTCTTCCTCGTCAATGATTGTTTGCTCTAGCTCTGGTAACTCTTCTTTAATTTCTCCAGAACCATCATAGGTATTAAAGTAATATAGTTGTTTTAATCCATATTTGTATGATGTTACTAAATCTTGTAACATAACAGACATAGGGATTTTATTATCCTCAAACTTCTCTGGGTTATATGAAGTATTTACAGAGATACCTTGGTCAATATATTTCTGTAAAATTGCACAAATTTTCAAATAACCATCAGGACTTTCTTGGTCCCATAACAAGTCATACTTGTTTTTCAAATGGTGGTAGCCTGGAACAACTTGTGCAAGAACACCGTCCTTACTTTGTTTGTAGGATACCAAGGCACGTGGTGGTTCAATACCATTCGTGCTATTAGAAATTTGTGCGGATGTTTCTGCAGGCATTAATGCCATAAGAGTAGAATTACGGATACCGGTGTCTTTGAGTTGAGTTCTCAGCTCGTTCCACTTTTTCCTTTCTTTATGCTCTATTAAATTATCTATCGCACTCTTATATGTATCAATTGGCAATACTCCACTGGCGTATTTTGTTTCATTATTTAAAGGTATTTTACCCTTTTCTTTGGCCAGATTTGCAGATGCTTTAATTAAATAATATGACCATGCTTCTGCATATTCATCAACAACTTCGAATGCAGATTCATCATATTTAAGACCTCTCTTGGCTAGAAAATATGCTAGATTGATAATTCCAACACCAAGGGGTCTACGATTCATAGTCCCATGTTCTGCCGCAGGTACAGGATAAGACTGATAATCAAGCAGCTCATCGAGAGCACGGACAGATAAATCGCAATATCTTTTAAATTCTGAGGGCTCATTAATTAATCCCCAGTTGATTGCAGAGAGTGTGCATAGTGATATTTCCCCTTCGGTATCATCAGCAGCATTGAGTGGTTTTGTAGGTAAATCAATTTCACAGCATAGGTTACTCATACGAATAGGAGCTTCTTTTGGATTAAATGCTCCATGATCATTTGCATGGTCAACATTCATTACATAAATTCTACCTGTGTCTTTTCGTTCTGTTAAGAGCATCTGAAATACATCTAGGGCAGGTAATACTTTCTTCCTAACATTACGTGCCTTTTCGTATTTTTCATATAGCTCTTTAAATTTATCTTGATCATCAAAGAATGATTCATATAGCCCTGGCACATCGCTTGGATCAAAGAATGTAATGTCTCCACCCGAAAGCAATCGTTCATACATTGTTTTATTTAATTGGAATGCATAATCCATATGCCTTACACGATTTTCTTCAGTACCTTTATTGTTTTTCAATACAACTAAGTCTTCAAACTCATAGTGCCAGATTGGTAGATATACAGTAGCAGCACCACCACGAACACCACCTTGTGAACATGATTTAACAGCGGCTTGAAAATACTTTAAGAATGGAATAAGACCTGTGTGAACAATAGAACCATCACCCACTCTTGCCCCATCGGCTCTAATAGCACCAGCCCCAATACCGATACCAGCCTTTTTACTGATATATTTTACGATAGAGGTGGCAGTAGAGTTGATGCTGTCAAGAGAATCACCAGATTCAATGAGCACACAAGACGAAAACTGACGGGTTGGAGTCCGTACACCTGCCATAATTGGCGTAGGCAATGAAATGTAGAATTGAGAAATTGCATCATAATATTCCTTAACATATTTTAATCGAGTTTCTAATGGGTAATTTTGAAATAGTGTAGCAGAAACCATCATGTATAACATCTGTGGTGTTTCATAATGTGTTTTAGTTGATCTTTCTTGAACTAAATATTTACCTCTAAACTGTTCCATGCCTGCAAAGGTAAATGTATCATCTCGTTCATGTTTAATATAATCATTTAAATCATTAATTTCTTCAGGTATGTAAGCTTTCATGATGCCGCCATCATAAACTCCTCGGTCTACATTCTGAATAATAAGATCTTTTAGATGCCAAGGTGTATAATCCCCATAAACTTCCTTTCTCAGCTTATAAGAAATTAACCTAGCGGCAACAAATTGATAATTTGGGGTGTGATCTGATATAAGTTCTGCAGCTGACTTGATTAACAATTCGTGAATATCATATGCGGGAATCTTATCATATAGTTGTATATTAGCTTTTAATTCTATCTCTGACATAGAGACACCTGCGATATCCGCCACGGCCCATTCTAGTACCTGATGTACTTTCTCTAAATCAAACTCTTGCAGCGTGCCGTCACGCTTAGTAACCTTAATTGACATTGTATTAATTCCATTCATTGTATAATATGTATATTATATCACAACCCACACGGATTGTAAACACATTTTTTAATTATTTTTCAGTAAGATGTTTTGTTATTTCTTTAGAATGTATCTCAAAAAGAGTCTCCATATCCTCTTCTAAAGCATCTAGTCTTTCTGCTTGTAGAGGGTATTGCTTTCTAAATTTGGCATCTTTCTTCATTAGCTCTAAAGAGTACTTTAATGCAAAATACTCCATAAATCTATCCACTTGTTTTTGGAACCATATACCTAGTGTAGTGCCTTGAAACCACTGATAAAAAGAGGAACCAATAATACTAGAGAGAATAGATTTTAGTGACAGTACGATTAACCAGTGCATCACTTATCCCTTTTCTTTAGTCTATTAATAGCTCTTACATAATTGGGAATGCCGTGGTCAACAATCCCATCGAAAAACTTAAATCTTTTCCATGAGTTTAAAATACCATAAAACAGATCAGCCCATGTAGGTTTAGCCTGTGCATCACCATTTCTATCAAAGTAGACCATTTCGCCGTGATGCCTAAACCCTAACCATGCGGGTGGTATTCTACATACAATATCATTATTATTCATAAATCTTGTATGTGGTACTGTAATATTTTTAATAAAGTGTTTGCCACCTACTCTCGGTGAACCAAAGGTGAATAACTCTTGAGCTTGTGGGTATCTGGTAGAAGCAATAGTTGCCATAGCAGCACCTAAGCTATGACCAGTAAAATAAACATCTTTACGGATTTTTAATTGATCATTGTGCTCTAATTCTGCTACAATGTCAAGCCATAAATCATTAACTTCTTTTTGGAATCCACTGTGAACTTTACCACCAGCTGTGGCTGAATTTTTAATAACATTTAAGTCAGCCATGACATCATTTAGTTTAGAAGGTTCTGTACCCCTAAACGCAAACCATAAATCATTTCTGTCTTTTGCGACTAATACCTCTGCACCATCTCTGCTAATTAATTTTGCCCATGGAAATCCTAATTTTTTAGCCCCATCGACAACTTGTTTTTCATTTTTATATGCAAGAGCTGATAGTTTTGCTGCAATTAATGCTCTATCCCACTTACCCAATTCTTTTATTTTACTCATTTTCCTCCACCTTAATTTCAACTGCTCCAGCATTATCATCACCTATAGTTACATTACGATAGTATACAATTACTTCGCCTAGTTGACTTATATATCTTTTAATTTCCTGAGTGTTATAAGCCATAAGCTCATAATCCTCAACTGTCATTGCAACAAAGACAACATCGCCTCCGTGCTGTTTACGCATGGCATCTATAAATTTATCCATGTGTGTATATCCTTCTGGATACCTATCTTCCCTACCTAATTTACAGTCTGGTTCTTTAGTTTCTGGATTCTTTAAGCAATTCTCAATTACTTTGGCATCAGAAACAACATACCATTTAGGTTCTTTTAAATTAATACCTCTAGGGAGAGTAGGTTGAACAATATCTATTTTAACAGGTTTTGTTATAATTTCAACTTCTTTAGGCCCTAGTAGAGAACAACCACTAATTGTTAAGGCTAGAAATGCGATTACTAATGTTTTCAATCTCATCAAATACCTCCTTAGTTCTCTTATTAACACTTGGTTCAATTAATCCTGGCTTTGCACTTGCTAGTTTTGCTAGGTTATGTCTTCTGAATATATCTAAATATTCGGACATTTCTTCTTCGTATTGTTGATTTTTTACTTGGAGACCAGTCAATGCTTTTTGAGTAGTTTCCATGTTTTCTTGTATGGCAACGATTGTTGCCCTTTGCTCGGCATCTCTTACTTCATATGCCTTGTTTAGTTGAACTAATTCTAAGTTTTTATTATAGAGGAAATATCCTCCCAAACCCATGACAACAATTATTCCAATCAATATTTTTGACATAATTTAACCTTTTTTAAATTCACTTACCTTTTTGGCTTCTGCTGCCTTTCTTCTGGCTAAAATTCTTTCTACAAATTTTCTTCCAGCCTTAGTTCTACCGTCATAAATGTCCTTCTTCTTCTTTTTAGCATGAGATGCATCTGAAGGCATAGATACACTTGCACCAGTAGCATTGGCAGCAGTTTCCCATACATCCTTAAATTTTTTCATCTTTTAATTTCTCCATTTGTAATATACAACTTTAAACCAGTTTTAATATGAGTTACTTCATATATGTTTTGGCTAAACAGCCTATCTACTGGCTCTATAAAATCTGTTACTTCAATAATGTCTTTAGGATGAGCAACAACTTCTCCTGTTGTTGGCGATGCAACCTCTTCTGTTAATTTGTACCTTCCAGGCTTTAATCTACTATCTTCTTGGAACCAAGTAGATTCTTCAAGCTCTTCTGTACTGTCTAACACCTCCGACATTACCTTTTTAATTTCCTCTTCAGTTAACCCAGTATTTTCTTTAATTAGAAATAGAGCAGCTGCATAAGAGGCTAGTTTAGATTTACCGAATGGTAATTTATTCAGTAATCTTTTAATATTAAAAACAAGTCTATGAAATACTGTATATGCAGATTTCTCTTCAGGCGTAGTTAATTCCTTTGCCTTTTTTAATACCTTGCCATTTTCATCAATGATGCCTAACTCAAAGGCTTCCATTTGATTCCACTGCTTGGTTAGAGTTCTAAGAAACCTAAAGGCATAGAATAAATCACCAGTTCTTGATATTAAGCCCATTATAGTTTTCTTAACCTCTCTATTATTTCTGGATCCAGTGGAACCTCTACTTTTTCGTCTATAGGCAAATAGTTTAAAAACACTAGGAATGGTTTAATATATGTCCAGTGTTGCTCTTCTATTTTAAACCACAACATTTTATTTGCGCAGTTTATGCCAAAGACATTATATAATACAATTAAGTGGTTTAATATTAATCTTTCTTGTAAATCTCCATGTGCTTCATAGCGACTTAAAAGTCTTTTAATATATTTAAACCTACTTACATCTTCTTTAAACTCATCTACATCAACGGCCTCAGGGTTGTTATAATGCTGGGCCGCGTAAAGTTTAAAATTTCTATGCGTCAATTCTTCAAATATTTTCATCATATATTATATATACCCTTCAAAGGCTAGTGATTAATCTTCCTCAGAATCTGCTTCGTAGTTTTTATCTACATAGTTAAAGAACTCTTTTCTTTTTTCTTTATCCAGTTCTGAAGGTGATTTAGCACCAAACTTTTTAAGAGCCGCTTGGAAGAAAGCTTGATATTTCTTTTGCTTTTCTGAAGCTTCATCAACTTCTTCTTCATCTTCTTCTGGCTCTTCTTTTGATTCTTTGGTAATAGTACCATCATCTTTAGCACCAGATTTCTTTACAACATGCTTGGCCTTAAACTCTTTTTCTTTTTCAGCTTCTGGTTCAGCAACTTCAAGTTTTGGCTTCTCGTGAACCCAACCTTGCTTGTTGTATTTTTCATGTTCTGCTTCATCCTTAACTGATACTTCATCACCAGTTTTTGGATCATACATTTTATGAGGATATTTCACCTCATCTTCTTTTACTTTACCTTCAAGTACATCGCTAACAGCTGCAGCAATGCTTAAGGTATCTTTATCATTAATTTTCATTTTTGTCTCCTATTGAATGAAAAGCATTCCTGTAATAGCCGTTGCAGCACCTGCAATTACTATCCAGAATAGTTTATTAATTACGTTTACAGTTTGTGCATTCTCACGCACTAATATTTCTAACCTATCAACTCTATTTATAACAGTTAATATTTGTTCACCTTGTTGTTTACCAAATTCTGCCATAGTGGCAATCTTTTCTTCAGCTCTAGCTAAGGAAATAATGGCAGTAGACATTTGATCAATCTTCTGCTCAATTCTATCAAGCCTCATGGCCTGTTCAGCTCTTTGTTCACTGACTGTTGACATAT